GTCCATCCTGAGATAATTGAATTTCCCTGGACTGCATCGATTAAGATGCTCTGTCGCATTTTTGCTTATATTTTGCGGGTCAAGAAAACGAACAGTTCCTTTTTCCTTCTCCGCAACAAAAGCATGAGCGTACCGTTTTTGCCCTCGCTGCCCTTTCCATTCTACAATTATACCATACCGTGCCCCATCGGGAGCGTTTTTCAGTTCATTCATCAGCGCCTTTTTTGTTACGTAACCTGAATATTCCATTTTTTTTCCGGCACTGTCCACAAAACATTCCGAACCATCTTGTATTGCATCATTTTGCCACGCCGATCTTGGTTTTGCCTCAACATCGTATCCCCTACGCCGCAACTCGTATGTGGGAACGCAACGCTGACAGTTTTTCGAGTACGGTGAATTGGGCGCATAATTCGGGTTTGCACCGTCTCCGGCTTGCTGAATGTCAATCGGGTTGCCTTTTGTTATCCCGAAGGCGCTCTCTGTAGCGTCCGGCTGATTTGCCGCCGCTCCGCTACCGCTTGCCTGTTTGCTTCCGCTTTGCCCACCTCCCGTCTGGTTTGCCGGTTGCGCGGCTGTCTTTGCCGATAACGCCGCCTGCTTACCTTCTCCCCAAACCTCGCCCGGCTTCTTTCCGGTGAACTTCCCACCGAGACCGGCTTTAATCTCGCCGCCTTCGCCTAAAAGGAAATGTTCACCGTTTTCGGTACTGCGCCAAGCATCCTCATCGGCATTTAACGCGTCTTCCTGTAGTTTGATAATCCTGCGCCACAGTTCGTTTTTGCGCTTCCACGCGGCGAGGTATTCAGCGTTATCGGCTGCCCATTTGTTATGCCGGGCGCTACTTTCGCGGTTTTTGCGCTTGCGCTCCGGGTCGCGCTTCCATTTTTCAAACCAGTCCGCGTTTTCCTCTGCCCATTGTTTGATGCCTTCATGGAACGCGGCGCTTTTCCTCTTTTGCTCATTCGCCCACGCAATGGCGCTGGACATATCTGGACGGCGCTCGTAAAAACGCAGCCGAATATCGTCAAAAAGGGCTTGCCGCTCTTTATTCAACATGCGCCGCCTCCTTTCTTACCGTTTCCCTGTTTTGTTTTTGAGTTCGTCGGCGTGGTAAGCCTCGATATCCTGCTGCATACGCCAAAGCGCGAAGAGCTTGAGGGATTCGTCCAGGTCGTAATACTCCTCAAGCTCAAACTTTGACGCCATTTTCGCGCCTATTAGAATCCATAGCCGGAGTTCCAATTCAGAGAATTGCGATACGTCTAACTTGCCGTATTTTGCGAACCCGGCTGCATCTTCTGAAGGAGCTTTCCTATTACTCCGCCAGATAGGCTGCCGAGTTTCCCGAAAAAACCCGAAAAATTAACCTTAATCACATCGAACGCGAGTATGAACATGTCCTGCGCGTCGCCGCAAAACAGGTTGTTTGCCAGGTCTTCAGTGAGGCGCTGCGCTTCATCTTCACCCGCAAGCTCTACGGAAATATTCCCATGCTTTACCAGGAGCTTTTTAAGCAGGGATTCCACTCTGTCGCCATTGACGGACGACAGCCCGCTTGCAAGCGCCGGAGCCGCGTCCTCAACATTAATGTCTAAAAGGCTTTTGCCGTCAGTGGCTTTACTTACCGCTGGAGCTATCGACGCCAATATCGGAATAATCAGGCTGGATATTTCGCCGCTTAGATTGGCGGCGGCGAAAGCCGGAAACGGGCGGATGTAAAACCGGTTTCCGTTCAAATCTCTTTCGGCTTTTACGTCATGCTGCCTTGTCATGAATTTTCTCCTTCCCAGGTGGAATCGCCGCAGTCGATCTCAATCTCGCGGGTGGGCGCTTCCTTACCGAACTCCCGGCTGGGAGGTTTAACTATCCACGCTTCCTGGGCGGAGAATATCATTCCGCCTTTCAGGTCTTTAACCTGCACGGGAAATGTGCCGTCGCCGGTTTCACGGTCTTTGTCATACTGCTGTTGCGCCCACGCGACCGTCGGCGACTGTATCATGACGGTAAGCGTTAGCTTTGCCGTCCCGTCCGGGTCGATGGAACGCACAACTTCGCCGTCGCATCCGACCTTTTTTGTGATGCCGTCGCCGCTCGGCTCAATGCTCACAAACGAATCATCCGCAGTGCCGGTTACGGCGTGTGAACCGAATGAAATAAGAATCTTCTTAGGATCATATGTTTTTATTTTCTTTCCCATCTCGTTTACCTCCTTAATATGTCAATGCGCCGTTTACGCCGACGGCATGAATGGCTCCGGCAAGCCGGGCGTTGAATTTACATCCCGACAAAATGCGGGAAGCCTTTTGAGTTGCTGTGAGGCTTTGCGAGTTTGGAACGGAAACGCGGAATCCCGGAACGAGATTGTCGTCCTCGTCGTATTCGTTTTCCGCAACAATTCCACGCGCCTGAGCCGCTTTCAGGCTTGCCGTCATCGCGTTCTGGACAAGCGCGATACCTTCGTTCGTATACATGATTTTGGGATTCATGAGCAGCAGGTTGAAAATGCGGAGCCGCATATCGTTCTGAAGCCAGTCGCGCCCGCGTATGACGTCTATCCACTCACCCGCGCGCACCTGCCCGTTCATCGTGATCTTGCGCCCGGCATACTGCGCGAAATAGTTACTGTGTCCGTCAACAATGCTCTTTTTTACGGTTCCGCCGAGGTTTGACGGATAGACGCCCGCAAGCTGCTTAAATGCCCATGTCTCCGATCCGGAGGGGTACGACAGGCATTTTGCGACAGCCGCAACATGCAGATATGCGTTTGCTTCCGGTACGCCGGTTGGCTCGTCATTGTCACTCACCAGCCCGCACCAGCCATGCGTCCGGAAGAATATGTCTCCTACCGGGTCTTCCGGCGTCAGGAACGTATAGGCAAACATTTTCGTCTGCGCTTCCGTCCATTCGGCGATAGAAGCGTAATCGGACTCCGGGATCCCGGCAGGGCATACGACATACCAGCCGTTGGTATTTAGGGCGCGTTCGAGTGTGTCTGTTACCGGCTCCAGTACCGTTTCCTCGGCTTCCTTCTGCGCAGCTATGAAGATCCTTGCCGGTTTCGGGTTCTGCGAAAATGCTATCCGCGCGGCAATACCAACCGGATCGGCATTTTCCCCGACGGCGACATATCCGGCGGCAACCACTTCCGAAAGATCGGAATAAACGCCCACATCCGGCAACGGCTTGGGCAGATTCGCCACTGGCGGCAACCCGACGATGAGCAGATTGTCAAAGCTCGCGCCGTCCACCGCCGGTGACGAAACATCTATGTTTACTGTGACAATATCATTAAGATTGTTGTCCATAATTACCATTCCTCCTCTGTTTCTGTTTTAACCTGCTCAAACCAGCCGGTTGACTGGTCAGCTATTTCCTGCGACCTGCCGCCGGACGGCGTAGGCGTAAATTCCGGCTGTTCCTCAAGCGGCTTGCCGTCTTCACCGTAAGCTATGCCACCCTCCCACATGATTCCGCCATGCCCGACTGCGGTCTGCGTGAAGCCTATTTCAAGCTCTACCATCGCCCGGTAATCCCATGTTGTATCGTTTATGAGTTCCGTGAGGTCTTGAACCGTGTTAGCCATAATCGAAATATCGTGAATCCCTTTCCAATGGTCTACCTCCGTAGAATTGACGTAATTTACGAAATCAGTAAGATCGTCTACTGCGGTATTCTCATGCGCGGCAGTGATTCCGTATGCGGTCTCCAGGCTTGCCCCTTTTGTGTAAAGGTCTACCTGCAACATTGTTTGAGACGGGTAGCTGTGAACTTGAACGCCGTCTACCATTTGTTTAATTGGTTGGTACGGTCTCTGTAGGGAAACCGTTGAGATTACTACCGCCGGGGCTTTCGGGTTCACTGTTCCGCTTACCTTGCCCCATGTCACCGTTGCGCCCTTGAAATACGCGCTTACGAGTTCATACAGCTTTTGCCTGAGTTCGCGCTGTGTCATGGATCGCCTCCTGTGGATTTCGGGGCGGCTTCCTGCGCGCTCTGGGGAATAACGACAAACTCTGAATGGTAGTGGCCGAGCGGCGTATGATCCCACATGACGGACGACGTACACTCGTACCACAATCCATGATAGAAAAGGCGGTCTCCGGGGATGCCCTCATGTTCATCAGCCGATGTAAGCCTGTCCTTGCCGATTGCCTTTTTCCGCATGACCGACCGCTGCCCTTCAGGTAAAGCTTGAAGTTCCTCGGAACTGAGAGGCTGAACATCTAGCCATGTTTTCACATCCGTATATGGCGCTGTCGGATAACCATCAATGATTTCCTGCTTACCATACTTGCGAACGGTGTACAGTCTTCGGAAAATCCGCATTTTCACTTTTTCTCCTCGATTACGTAATGGACTGATTGGCTCATGCGCTTCGTGTCAGTAAGCGGACGGTCGGAGCCTTTTCTTTTGATGGTTGCCGGTCTGTTAGGCTCAAAATCACCGTCGCGGATGGTTGCCTGAATGAGACCTACCTGCAATGCGCCGAGCGCCTGTAAAACGCCCTTCGCCGTAGCCGTTTTTTTGGCTATCGCTTGGAGTTGCGCCGCGCACATCGCTTTTATCTGATCCTTATTATTGTCGACGCTTT